AATATCTTCAGCAGTAATGTACATCTCAGCTCCGTTATATTTGTCATAAGTGATGATATCACCATGTCCAAACTCACGTCTGCTAAGTTTGATACGGAAGGTTGAGCCTTCAATACCTTTAAAGTTATTGTCTGGTTCAATATCCTCAATGATGTAAGGTAAGTCCACAGACACTGGAGTCTGCCACTTATACTCACCACGAGCATTATCAACCATAATTACATTTTTACCACCAAAGCTAGACATTTGGTAAAGAGGCATTTCTACCTTTTGAGCCATTGCCCAAAGGTCCACTGGACCTAAATCCATTGGTTCTGCATCCTTCAACATGTTAACCAAGTGGTAAGAGTCTACATGTGACGTAGCATTGTACGCGGTATCTCGTAGAAATATACCATTGTTTAAAACTGGAGTTGCCATTTTATATTTGTTTATTTGTTACTAATTAAAATCTCTTAAACATGTTTGCTCTTGAGATGGTTTTTTGTGGAGCTCTAGTAGTTGTATTTCTTCTCTCAGGTTCTTCATACTGAGTAGATGCTGTACTTCTTCTAGCCTCTTCTGTTTTCAATTGTCTTACTACTTTTTCTGTAGCTTGTCTTCCTCCCTGATCTCTTACTCTATTCTTATATCCATTAGGATCAGCAAGTAACCAAAGTGCTTCAGCAATAAGATCATGTCTAGGTTCTACAAACTGATACTTCTCTAACAAGTGTCCAAGTAAGTTTGTAGGCTTACCAGAAATTGAAGGGTAATTAGGTTGTACTAATCCTGAATAAAGTAAACCTTGTGTTTTCTTATCAAGTTTAATTCCACCTATGTCACCTGCAGCAAGAGTACTATATACATTATCTGTGTAAGCTTTTGCCGCTGCTTGTTGTTGCTCTTTTCTATCTTCTTGCTCTGCTAGTTGTCTTGCAATAATTTCTTCTTGCATTCTATCTAGCTTTGGTTTGAACTGGTTAGCTTTTTGTTCTAGCTTATCCATGTCTTGCCAATCTTGGATTTCTGATTCTATTTCCTCAGCTGTTCCAAAATTTGTAGCATAAAGATACTGTCTTGCAATTTCAGCTTGATCATACTCATCAGATGGATCAAGTTGTCTCATTTCTTCTACATGAGCTAAGGTTCTAAATAAACCTTTAAGATCTTGACCACCATCAGCTACATATTTAGCTGCATATTGCAATTCTTCAGGAAGTGAATTAAAGAATTCTTTTGGTACATTATTTCTTACTTTGTCTTCTCTTTCTTGAAAGTTAGCTTCAAATAACTCTCTGAAGTCTTTAGTAGTATAATCTTCTAATGATTTATCATCATCAAAAGGTATTAGACTTCCTTCTTCAATCATTTTCTGTGCTAAATCATAAAGACCAGATTTATCTACTTTAGGTCTTCCTTTATTTCCAGCATCTTCTTCTTGTGCAATTAAACCATCAAGCTCTGCAATGGTTTCTTCAACTTCTGCTTTCTTTTCAGCTGCTTCCTCCTTTTCTTTTGGAGTAGCAGGTGAGTTGTCAAGGAACGTAGTGTCTACATTTTCTTTTGAAAATAAAGACTTAGGTTTATCATCTTCTTTGCCATCTTCTGGAAGCATTACATTTTCTGCCCCAGGTATTCCAAAGATCTCATCAATATTTACATCTACTTGACCTACCGTTGTAGTGTCTAATGTCTGGGTTTCCCCAGTTTTGGTTGTGTCTTCCATAAGTGTTGGTTTTTTATGTTATACTTCAATATACAAAATAAACTTGATAAATTTAAAAGTCAGCAAAACTTTTTCTGCACTATATAGCTATACTACTTTTTATTTTTCACTGAACCACCCTTATCATATTTATTTTTATTTACTCTAGCCACCTGAAGTTGCTTATCAGCTATTTCTCTTTGTGCTTGTATCTTCTCTCTTTCAATAGCATTCTTGTCTCTATCTAACATGGTTCTAGTAGCTTCTTTATCTCTTTGCAATTGATTTTGGGCCATGTACTGTTCACTTTGTCTAATGTCTTTCATAGCATCTTGATAGTCAGAGATTTCATTTTTGTTGACATCAGCCATAGATCCATAACCAGCTGCTCTAATTTCAGCAATAAGAACTTCAGTTTGTCTATCTTTCTCTTTCTCAGCAGCAGTAGCATCAATCTTCATCTTCTCAATCTCTTGTTGTTTCTGAAGTTGTTGTTCTTGCATTTGCTGTTGTTGTTGCATTTCTTCTTGTTTTTGTTGCTGTTGTTTTTGCTCAGAAGATTTAAGAGCACTGTTAAGTTCAGCAATAGAATCAGATTGAACAATTTTACCAAGATCATAGATACTAGCTCCTGTAGTATTATTCTGCATAGCCATTTGTTTTAACTGTTCTAATACAGCTCTATGATTTGCAGTTGTGCTACAGAAGATATTAAGATCTCTCATTAATAACTCAGTACCATTTATCTCAAAGTTTACTTTCTCATCAGCTGTGGTTATATAACTTAACCTGCTTGATGGTTTTGTAGAATGATAGAACTGAGCTAGATCAGTACGCATCTGATGAACTCTTGGCATTAAGTAATCACAGTGTTGTACAAAGAACATTTCTGTTTGAGCATATGAAGAAGCTGCTGCTTGTTCTACTCCGGTAGCAGTCATTTGTGCAATCTGCTGTCCCATTCTTTGTGGAGTTACACCTATTACTTCATAAGCTTGTTGCTTAAAGTGATTAGCTAACTGTATCCTTGACATTAATCTCTCTGTCTGAGATAGATCTAGTTTTTGGAAGTGCTGGAAGTTTAATGCATTCTCAGTATTTGTAATAGAAGTATCCAAAGGTAACATCTGGAAATTCTTCATAGCTACATAAGCCTTAGCATAATTTCCTTTTCCCCAATCTTCTCCTAAGGAGTGTCTTGGTAAAGTATTCTGGTCAAGCATGATTATAGTACCAAGCTCATCTACTAAGATATCCGCTATCTGATTATTTACTATGTTATAACCAATCTGGTATGGCTTCATTAAGTCAATAAGTGCAGTAGACTTGGTATTCCTGTCTGAGAATACAGATCCTTCTACTGGAAGTTTACATCCATATAGTGAATTGTCACCTTTAAACTGAAACCTTAATGGACCTATCTTAGGTTTATCAACACCAATATACATAGGAGTAAATCCACCAGGATTATTCATACCCCAGAATGAAGGAATGTTTGGTCCTATTTTAATACCACCCCAAACCTCATTAATCCATATCCAGTCTATATGCTCACCATATACTAGATTGTCTTTGCTTTTGTTTTTAAATAACCTAGTATCATATATAGGTTTTGTAGATATCTTATAGTCTTCATCTACTATATCCATTTCTACTTGGCCATTATCATCTATACTAATAAGGTGTCCAATCTTTCTTTGAGACTTCCAGTATATTGTAGATACTCTTAATAGATATGCAGTACCTTGATCATAATAATCTTCTCCTTCAGAAAGTATCTGTGTAATAATATCTCCACCCTCTAATACAGCACCACCCATTGCAGTAGTATATTGTCTGTATGCAAGAGATGGCATGTTTGTATTCCAGTCATGTGATTTAGTACCATCATAAAAGCTACCGTCATTTTGAAGACCACCAATAGTATAACCTGCAGATCTGATAGGATAAACAGCTTCAAGTGCTCTTAACTGTTCTTCATCCATTAGATAACCATATCTATCAATAACATCTGCCGGAGTCATCATATCAGTTTTACCAGCCCAGTTAGCTTGTGATATATATCTTGCATCTGGAGACTTATGATAGAATGAGATAGCTGGATTCCAAAGCTCTACTTCATAATCATCCTCCATCATACGGAAATGCCAGAACTCTCTATCTGTAATTAACATGTCACGGAAGCCTCTTTCTTCAAGCTCATCCATTCTAAATCTCTCTACATCTACTTTATGCTGATGTGTAGCCCACTCTTCTACCATTGATCTGTAGTCTTTTCTAAAGTACATTTCAATTTCAGGAAGAGATTTAAGTTTTTCTGGAGATGTTTCTTGTTGGAATTCTTCTGAATCAGGTTGAAGACCTTTATCCATAAGTGCAGAAGATACTTTAAGTCTTGCATCTTCTAATAGGACATCTTCCACCATTTGTCTTTTTTGCTCCATCATCTCATTGTATGAGAACTCATCTACTGCTCTATATGTAAGCTTAGTAGATCTCTTTGCAAATTCAGCTACTAGAACATTAATAACATTTGGGATAATTGGGTAAAACTTAAGTTCAAGTGCTGATACATCTTCTTTAGTAAGTGTTTCAACTATATCTCTATAGTCATTATTCTCTTCTACTATATAATCAGACTTGTCTATTATACCTTTGGCCAGTTTATAATTTTTCATTAGTCTTCTGGCATTTCTCCGGATTTGTTTTAATCCTTGCCACTCTAACCAATCTAAATTCCAAGCTGCCCACTTTTCATCTTTTTCTTTTTTAGGAATAAACTGTAACGGTTGGGTAATACTACCCATTCTGTTATTTTCTGTTGTTGCTCCTCCTTTTGCCTGTAAAGCATTTATTATCTTCATAGTACCTATTTAATATTTTTAAAAGGGGATCTTGTGATTCCTTTGCTTAATGAATTACCAGAACCTCCCATATGTCTAAATGGACTTCTATTTAATTTACTAAAATTTTCAGACTTTTGCAAGTTTTTAGCCACATCATCCATGATTGTTCTTTTTGGATAACCTGTATTTGAGTGTTGTATTCTCATAAAAGCAACAAGAGCAGCAAAGGCAACTAGTCTATCTACATTGACTCCATCAGCATATTCTCTCATTTCTTTCATCAACATTGGATCCGGAATTCTTTCTATACCATATTTAGTTCTTACTATTGTACCATCAGGTTTTGTTTCCACATCTATTTCTTCTTTACAATATTCTATAGCATAACTAAGAAGGTGTGCTTTAAAAAGAGTACCTGTATTTTTCCAACCATACTCCTGGAATACATTAGCATTAGATCCAAGATCTTTTAGAAACATTATCTGACTTTTAGGTACTAGATATTTCTGTTTTTTTCTAGATATCATATACTGGATAAATAGTGAAATATTGTTTTCAATTACTGTCCAGGCATTATACCACTCAATAATTAGTTCTAGTCTTTGATGTGTTTTATTTATATCATCAAATCTTCCACACCATGCTGCTACTATTTTACCCTGTTCTATATAATTTTCTGTTTCTACACCAGTTACTTTAGTTACTTCAATTGGAGCTTTCATTACATATATTGAACATAGTGATTCTGATGTATTAGTTTTTCCCTCTGATACCGGATCTATAGATGCATAGTACATTCTAAATGTTGGATCTTTAACCGGCCTTTCCCATACCACTAATACTCCTGTTTTATCTTCTGTCTTTTTGGATATAGGAAACTCTGATATAGGTCTTTTATTTGTAGGCATTACAGCAGGCTTACCATTCTCATCTGTGCTTATATCTAAGAATTCATAACCATATGTCTTATCTTCTATTCTTCTTTCTTGTGCTGCAAGCAAGTGAGTAGGAAATACAGATACTGTTCTATGATCAAATGCTTCTTTAATATTTCTTGGATGCTGAGATATCCTTAACTGGTAGTCTTCCGGGTTTAGTTCTTTCTTCCATTTATCAAACTGCTCATCTAATGCTTTTAATGCAGCTTCTACAAGTGAATTACCATATTCATCAATATGAGGAGGCATAGACCATTGTTCAGGAATAAATAAACCTGACATACCTTGAGTGCCTTTATCATCTATAAGATCTGTTTCTACTGCATATACATCTTTAGATAATGGATTAAGGATCATATCTCTTAGTGGATTACACTGAGATAAATCACCCACAGATCCTGCAGCTATAAACATTCCTGTAGTAATAAGTCCAGATCTCATGGCTGGGCGCATGTACTCATATGTCTGATCCATCTTAGGAGCAATTCCAGCCTCCTCATGGAAGAAGTATTTTACCGGACCTCCTACACCATTTGTTGGATCTTTCTCAAATGACATACCTTGTATAGTACCTTTAAGACCAACTTCTGTTTTTCTATCTCCTTTTCTTACCTCAATCTTCTGTTGCCACATCATTACCTTATCCGGTGACATAGGTCTGTACCATGCTGTATGTTCATTTAAGAATGCAGCATATTCCTGTAAAAACTTCCAGGATCCTTTCTCATTAATATAATCTTTAAGACTAGCTCCTATCTTAAGTGTTACCCCTGCTTCAAACCATTGCTGATTTATAAGTTTACCCATATGATAGTAAGAAGAAGCTATCTGTCTTTTCTTTAATATTGCAGAGTGTTTATAGTTAAGTTCAGCTAATAGTTCATATAATGCCATATGATACTGAGCATCCCGTATCTTAGCAAACCCAAATTGTTGCAACTCTTTATCAAAAATTGGTAAAAAGTTTAACCACATGTAGTATTCTCTGGCAATGAACCATGCATTATTACCATCTTTAACTATTACACCTTTACGGCATTTAGCTTTTTGGTCATCCCAATATGTTATAAAGTCTTTTGATCTGTAGGGTGCCGGAGTGTATATTCCATCTTTTTTAAATTTTGTTGACTCAGATATGAAAACTTTATTTGTAGTTTCATTGAAGTTGTACTTACCTGGTTCTTTAAATATGCTAAAGATAAAGTTGCTGAACTCCTCTCTGGATTCAAAACTTGTAATTGTCCAGTCTCCATTGTCATAAGTTGGTATGTCTTGATAAATTTCACTCATAATTAAACTCTTTGATAGCAAAACCATTTAGGAGCTTTTGAATTTCCATTTAAATAAGATCTAATAGTACTAAATGGTATATTCAAATATTCAGATAACTCTTTACCAGAACCAAATAATTTTTGTGTTTGAGTACATATAATTTTTTTAGCATTATAGTGATTACCACCTGATACACTCAATCTTATTTTAACCCTAGTTTCTTCTGAAACTGCTTTACCTAATTGAGAGTTTCTCATTTTTAATTTAGATTCTTTTGTGTGTGTCTTACCTAAAAAAGTTTGTCTTCCTTTTGCTTTTTTGCTAATTTTTAATTTACTTTCATTTGAATGTGTTTTGCCAAAAAAATGGTTATTAGAACCTTTAGTATTTTTTATATATTCTGTTCTAATTTTGCAATATGTTTTTGCTGAAGGCTTGAATCTTAAATCTTTTTTTACATTACACATATTCCACAATGCTTTATGCATTGCTGGTGAATTGGGATATATTGCAACTAATAACAAATGTGCAATGTAATGTTCTTTTGGTGTTAATAATACTATATTAGGGTGGACAGTATTTCTACCATCACCCTTTCCTCCAAATGATTTTGGCTTTATATGATGAGCTTCATAATAAACATCATCAGATCTTTTTCTACTTTCTAATTTTGCTTTAATTATAAGCTTGTTATATATTTTTATATAGTTCATAAGTAATTAATTATTAATAATTTATGAATCATACGCAAGCCCCTGCCCACCTCTTACTCTGCTTGATTGCTCTTCCTGAAGATCTTTATAGGCTCCTTTAAAAGACTGTCTAATTGCATCATAGTTTTTAGCTGCGCTAATTAGAGAGTTTATATTACCATCTCTACCTGCAGTAATTGTAGTTACTTCCATATATCTTGCTAATCTATCTAACATGGATGCAATACCTTTATATGCTCTGGATGTTGGAGTTTCATACATTCTTTCACAGAATTTAAGCGCAGTAAACACAGCATCATCTTCTGTTGAGAACTCACCTTCTATCTGTTGCATGATCAGGTTTTCTTTATCTATATCTGGTGTATAGAAGAAAGGATTCATATCTGGATTAGGACATGTCATGTAGAACAGATACTGATATATCTTAAGGTAATCTTCTGGATAATCATCCATGATATCTTTCAATGCCTTTAAAGTATAACAATGCTCAGTTGGTATTACTACATTGTTTTGTATTTCAAATAGCTTAACTATCATTATTTCTTTTTAATTGGGTTGTCTTTCATATAGTGAATAATTGCCTGTACTTCATCTACTAGATAAGGTACTGCAATTGGTTTTACTTCTTTTATTACAGGGTCTCCATTCTCATCTTTCTTAGTTACAGGATACCCCCAATTATCTTCAGCCTCTACCTCAAACATAACATGGTGTATAAATATTCTTCCTGGTTTTAGCTTAGGATTATGCTTCAATATAATATACATATAAATACTCAATTGTAAAGCATAATGATAGAAATGACAGTCATCTAAGTTATCTACTGGTGGTAGCATTTTATCTGGCATACCCTCCCAGTTTACATAAGATTCCATATCTATCTTCTTATTAGTTTTGTAGTCAGTGATATTTACTTTACCATTGACTACTTCAACTAAATCTGATTGGCCACATAAGCCTGCTGACTTAAGATAGACCATATGTTCTGGATACACGCCTGGTTCTAACTTTTGATTTGGTGCTACTCTTATCCCATTATTCTCACCAGATGGTTTAAATACAGGTATAGTAACTCCTTCTCTTTCTAATGAAGCTAAAGAGCATAAGTCATCTTCTCTTTGGTTATGGTACCATGTACCTAAGGTAGTAGATCTGTCTGCTTCATTAGTCCATATCTGTTGTATTAATACAGGATCAATACCAAACCATTTTGACTTTTTACTCTTGGTGACTTTCTCTGCAGTCTTTTTTGCATCAAAAGGTTTTTTAAAAGCTGATACTACAGAAGTAACACTAGTCCAACTAATGTTTTCTTCTGAGCTTAAGCTTTTATAGCTATGATCTGCTGCATTAAATACTATACTCATTTCTTTAATTGTTCTATAGCAAGTATTGCTATGTTAAAATTATCTATGTCTTCTGACCTCAACATAGTTATCAAACTTTTTGCTGTCTCAGAATCTACTTTACCTCTGCTCTCCATCCACTCTACAAAGCCTACAGAATTTTCTATAGACATGTAATGTGCAAGTTCATCATTAGTATCTGTAGTATACATAATGTTAGGGCCTTGTGCAGCCATACCATCTGTTTGAAAATGTTCCCAATTATGCATTATCTATTATTGATTCAGCTAATGTTCTTGATGATTCATCTTCTGCAATTAACATCTTCCGGATATTAGTTACTTCTTCTTGTGTAAATTTACCTTCTATAGATAGAATCTTTAGTCTTAAAAACTTGTTTTCTGTTTCTAGTTTCCTAAGTCTTTCTTCTATTTGATGTATAGGATTCCATGGATCACTATAGGGTCCAGTATTCATTTGAGAAAACAAACCATTACTAGAAGCTGTATCCAATGGTATAGTATTAATTACTTGACTGCCATCATTAACTAAAGTTCCAGCTGGATGATATACACTTGGAATTGGTACATTCATAATATTAATCTTTAAGGTTGTCTAACTCATCTTCCTTCTCTTCAGTAGTAAGTGCTTCCCATTTACCTAATGGGCATTCTGATGATAAAGATCTTGTTTTAAAGTTAAGTGAGCATCCACATTCATTACAGCATGGAGCAGTACCTTTAACAGCACACTTCTTTCCTTTGTGCTCACAGTCATCACAGATACTATATCTTAATCTAGCTATTTCTTCCACTGTTTCATCTCTGATAACTGAGTTAGTTATACCTTCAATTATTTGGTTCCTGTTCTCCCAAATTAGTTTTAGTGTGTTTTTCATAAGTCTTCTTTATTAAGTTTATATTCTTCTTTCTTCTTTAAAGTCTCTTCTTTTTTTAATGCTACTTTATCTAATTCTTTTTCTATGTGAGCCAAAGCTATTAGTTTTTTTTCTAGCATCATCTTGTGGTGATAAGCATTAAAGGTAGATGTGTCATGGTTGGTTAATGCCTTTTTATATCTAGGCACCATCTTTCTTACAAAACTTTCTTTTATAACAAACTGACCAAGACCATCTACATTTATTCTTAAATGTTTTAAACCTGTTATATTACTTTTTACTTCTTTGTAGTAATACTCAATCAAATCTTCAACCAGATCAATTGGGATATTTAATTCTTCAGCAACTTCTTTATATAAAGACTTTGACTTCTGTGGTATCATTTACCTAAAAATTTAAAGTCTAATAATATGTCACCTTCAGTTTGCACCTTTAGAGCTGGGTCTATAAATACAACCTTTTTATTTGAAGGATCTTTACTTACTAAATTATTCTTCTCACACTTGTTAATACAGTTTCTTACTGTTTGCTCTGACTTAAATATCTTATGTTCATCAGATGCTTCATAACAAAAATGAGAAAGTTCAATTGGACCAAGTAATGATAACAGAGTTAAACATTCCAGATCAGACTCACTCATTGTTATACGGTTAATATAACAATGAGTTAAGATCTGAAACTTAATGATATCATTTTTTGACATCACTACTCTTTTCTGTACCTGATTAACTAAAGCCATGATTAGTCTTTCTTAAGCTTTCTTTTTGGAGCTTCTGTTTCTGGATACTCTAAGTCATCTTCTTCTTCACCATTCTCAGCATTCTTAGCTTCATTCATCATCATAGCATACTGCATCTGAAGACTCATTCTTTTAAACCTTGCTTCATCAATAGCTAGAAGTTTTTGTTCATACACTAGTTGGGCATCAAGATAAGGTACTGAATCTGTGTAAAATTCAAGCATAGAAGCCTTCTTTTCAGCTAGTTGCTCAGGAGTTAATTCCTCCTCAAAATGTTGGTTTTCCATTTTATATATTTTAAAAGTTTAGACAAATATACAATAAAAGTTTAAACAAGATATATTTAAAACAAAAAATCCAGGCATACAAAGTACCTGGATTAGTATATCTAGTATATCTTAATCATAGTCCTGGAACTCTTCTTCTTTTTATATACTTCTTCTGTCTGACTTTTCTTTTGCTTCCTCTACAACCCGGAGGATCACCTGGTCCACCAGTACATTGACTTTCTGCAGATGCTGCATTAGGAGATTGCAAACCTGTTACTCCACCAACTTCATAGCTCTTCATTGACCTTATCATTGGTGCAGGTCCACCTTTCTGCATTGACTTACAGAATACTGTAGCATCTGTAACTCCTTTTAATCCATGTTTCATATTATCCTTTTTTATTGTGTTTAGTAACTTTAGTATTATAAGCATACTTAGTTTTAGATGTTAGCTGTCTTGTTTTATCAACTGTTTTTATTTTGTCACCTTTTTTGTTATAGACATCTACTGTTTTTTCAGCATAACCTGGACGTGGTGCAACAGTACCTGTACTTGGCTTTTCTTTCCAGCCTTCAGTTACTCTTGTTCTGCCAGTCAAAGGATTAGTAAAAGATTTAGTTTTAGGTGGATCATTTTTTACATTGATACCATTTTGAGCTTTAACCAATTTTTTAGTTTTTGCTTTTTTGATTATCTTTTTCATAGTTATCTATTTTTAATTGTAAAGTTTAAAACAGTAAGTAGATAAAACTCTCTTGATATATCTATCTCTAGTGAGAATATGTCCAAACTAGATAATCTCAATCTTACCATCACTTTATCCCACTGCTTCTTTGAATTATTCCAGTTGTTTCTCAGTTTCATACTATAAGCTTAATAACATATCAATTAACTCTTGCTGCGGGAACATGTCCACTTTACCTCTTAATACATTAGTGTGAGAGTACATTCCTGGTGTAGAATTAGCTCTAGCCAAATCTAATACATCAAATCCATCAGCACCTTTTGCTCTTACATACTCTACTAAACCTACTCTAGGATCTATGTTATATTTCTCAGCTACAAATAATATCCATTGTTTTAATGCAGTTATCTGAGCATCTGAGTATCTGTGCCAGAACTGAAATCCACGGAATGGTTTAGCTAGCTTAACTATTTGGTTAGGATCTGCTGGTGTACCAACATATGTTTTACCATTAACTATCTGACCCATACAACATACCTCAATAGCTACAGAGTTTCTATGCATAACAGAGTTACCTGTACCTGTGTGCCACCCATATCCTCCTTCTGGAAAACACTGAATTAATTCACCGTCATACTTAGTATCTCCATTTCTAACAGACTGTCCTCCTAATACAAATTCAGTGGCTACATTACCTCTGTCATCTCTTGCCCACATATCAGCAACCTGATAAGGGTCTTCCCATCCTGCTGTGTGGTGTAAGAATATCCAATTTTTTGGAACTGGGCCAGCAAAATAAGTACCCGGGATCATGTAATGTTTCTTAATCTCTAGAGCTTTTTCTACTTCTAGATTTTCTGCATTATCTGTATTAAGGATACCCATGTGTGCCCAAGTCTTAGTACCTACTATACCATCTGCTACCAGACCATTTTTCTTCTGGTAAGATTTTACTGCAGATTCTGTTTTAGGACCAAAGATTCCGTCAGCTGTAAGTTTTAAGAATTCTTGAAGAGTAACCACTGATGGTCCCTTGCTTCCTTTCTTTAAAACAGACATTGTTACTTACGGTTAAATTTTTTACTCATCATATGAGCAACCCATTTACCAACTCTTTGTAGTACTGGAGTCTCAGCTTCTACTTTAACTGTAGTGCCTTCATCTGTCTTAGTAACTTCTACATCTAATTTTCTAGAGTCTAGTACAAACTTCTTTTCTTCTTCATTAGCTTTTACTGTAACATCTACTTTAGGTGTATCTACTACTACATCTAAGTTCTTGTCTTTTTTCTTAACACTTACTCTGGTTTTCTTTACCTTAACTTCAGCATTAATTTCCACTTGTGGTTTTACTTTCTTTGCCATTTTTCTTTTTTTTAGTTATTACTGTTTCTAAATCCTTGTAATCTTCTACTGTTAATTGGGATAAAGTAGCTGCTACTGTTCCTGCAGTTACTAAATATCCAGCCACTGTTACTACTGTAGCTGGTAATGTTATTGGAGCTGCTATTACTACTCCGGCTGCTGCACCTACTGCAATTGCAACCTTTTGTACTTTCTTCCAGAACTTAGGTGTTTTAGCATTCCATCTTTTTTTTAAATTAGTCATGTCTACTGTTTACTATAAATAATTTTACTGCATCTGATAATTCACTTACATTCTTTGCTAAGTTTTTAATTTCAAGCTGTGTAAGTTCTTGTAGTGCTTGATATTTTATTTGACTTTCTTGCTGTACCAATTCTATTTTACCTTTTAACTTACCTTGTTCTTCTGTATTTTTTCTAACATCAGAGTGTATCATTTTTAAAAAGTATCCAAATATAGCAAAAATTGAACTAGCTACAAAAAGGATGAGTGTCATTAACCAAGTTTCCATTGTTGTTATGTTATAAATATATATTTATAATATACAAAAAATTATTAAACTGACCAAGCAAAATAAGTAAAAATACTTAGTTAAACTTCATATTGAGGTAACTGTACATTGTTAACCCAGTCAATGATATCTTGATCATTCCAATCTTCAGTATAAGTATAACCAGAAAAGGTTACACCAAATACAGTAGATGGTGTGGTTAATAATACATCAGTACTACATACTTTATCTATAATGTTATCTAATACAGTTGTTACTGTTACTGTAGGATCAATTATCTCTACGTTGAATTGAGGGAATTTATAAGTTGCCATAATTTATGATAATGTTGTTCCTGTTACGGTGAAAGTTCTTACTGGAAAATAAGTAAAAGCTACTGATGATGTTTTAGCTTGTTGTGTTGTCAAACCTATATTATTAAAAGCATATGCAAATGTTGTTGTCCCTATTATAGTTGTTGAACTCCAATAAACTCTACCCGATGAAGATAAATTTAAAGGTGAATAATTTAACAAGTTGTTTTGGTCATTAACATAATTAGTTAAATTAAATATCTCTCTAATGTTTGGTAATCTCCAACCACTTGTGAAAGTTCCAACTGAAAAAGCAAGTGAATTGTCTATAGCTTGGTTCCAAGTATTACCCGTTGCGATGGCTGCCCGTGACAAACCCAACACAGTTGAACCATTATAAGTTGACCAATCAATCACAATGTTATTTGTATAAGTTTGACCGCCTAATTCATCAGTAAATCTATTCGTGTTTCCAAATGGATTATTACTTGCTAATACTGTGAATGATGTTGCACGCCCAGCCTCAAGATCTCCATCATCACCTGTTCTATAACTTATTGTTTGTCCTGTTTTCATTAAAGTAGCTCCAACAGGAGGATCAGATACTGGTTTTATGTCTATTCTTGTACTCATATTATCTACTTATTTCTTCCCAATCTACTGAAGCATAAGCTCCTAATGTACCTCCTGTAGCATCAATAGCCATTTCAATAACCAATTCATATGCTACTCCAGTAAAAGTATTTCTTTCTAGTTGAGATGCAAATAATGCTTCTTTTAGTATATCCATACTTGGAGAACCCTGATTAGATGAGTTTATATATCCTTGTGCTAATACCCTACCTCCAGAAGCAGATGCACCTGTTAAGTTATATTCAACAGCAGAATCAGGTCCTATAGGAGTCCATAAACCACCAGTTATAGTTGCAGATTGAACAACTCTCCAAGCATAGTTTTTACCATTACCTAATCCTAATATAGATACAGCAGTAAGTATTACAATAGCATCTAATTTAGTTGGTACAAGTCTTACACCTACAATAGGATAAAATGTTCCTGCCGCAGCAAATGTTACTGGAGTAAGTATTGGAGTTCCAATAGCTTGTTGTGCTCCTCTTAATTCATAACCACCTTCAGATATCACAGTAGAACATACTTGCTTTAATGTAGCTGCAGTTGCTGTTCCTTCATTAGTTATCTCATATCTTAATGGTAATGAAGCTGTAGTAATATAAGTAGATGCAATTAAGTTAGCATGATTAAATCTATGGCAAAGTATGAATACTCCATCTATTACAAATCCTATTCTTACAGTTCCTTCACCTAACCACTCAATGTCCATAAACATGATTTGAGCTTTAGTTATATCTAAAGTTACTCCTGAAGGTCCATTGCCATCTAGTGTATCCACATTCCAAACAGCTTGAGGCACAATACTTTCAGTTACTAAACCTGTAACCGCACTTCTTTCTACAAAACTTAAAATATCATCTCTTAACTGAATGTATATACCATTATCTGTTCCATAGTACCCAACTCTTTGTCTTAATCCTGTTTGGGCAGGAGCCATTACAAATGTATTAAGTACTAATAATGACTTACCTGGTTGATAAGAAAATACTTTTGCAGTCTCTCTTACTACTTGAGATCCTCCTGTACTAGTTACATTTAAGTTTACTAATCCTTCATTTGTACTAAATACAGCAGTTCCGCCAAGTGTTGCTAATGTATTCCATAATCCATTATCTCTGTATCTATGAGAAGAATCAAATAATGTTAATGGCTGTGCTACTCTTATTCTACCAAATGCATCAGCCAACATTGGATCATTAGCCAATAATGATTGGTTAGATCCAGAAGTATTTATAACTATACCCATTATAAATAATTATGAGCAACTATTAAAGAAGAACCTACATTAGTAGTGGTATCAAAATAGAATTTACTACCATCATAATAGTTCATAACTCCACCAGCATCCAAGTTTAATGTTTCACCTGGGGCAAGATCAGTGTAATTTAATCCACCATCTGTAGAAACTCTAGCATTACCAGTCCCCACACTAGCAAAAGAAACAGATAACACTATTGGGAAACCGCTAAGATCACCATCTGTATTAGTATATTTTCTAAATTGTGCAGATATTAAAACATTTGCTTGTTCATTAGATAATACAGTAGAAACTGATTTATCATTATTTTGTTGACCTAATGGAGCTTTAATAGCAACATTAAATGTTGAACTAATTATACTCTGAAGTCCTTGTAGAACTTTCCACTGAAATGGTAAGTTGTTACCTTGGTTTCCGGTGTCTTTTAAATTTCCTATTGACATAGTTATAATTTTAATAAATTTTTATTCCTGTATATGATATGAAGTTTAGTATATCTACAGTAATTAGAAATTATAAAGTTCATAATATAAGTAGAAACGGCCCCCAAATTGATTAGCATAAGTAGTGTTATCCACTGTAATAGATAAATCATCTACACCACTAGCACCACCTATGTTTGCACCATCAATAACAAAAGTGTCTCCATTTACATAACCTGTTCCACTATTCACTAGAACAACTGAATTAATTACTCCAGCTCCATCACGTGTTACTGTAAATGTAGCATTACCAACTGATACCCCAACATTTGAATAGGTTTGTCCAGCCTCTGCTAAGATTGTTGTTCCTGTACCTGGTGTAAAAGAAGTTATTGCACCAGTCAAAGTTGGATTTGCATTAAAGATAGCATAATCCGCTCCTGTTGGTGCAAAGCCTGTTGCAATAACATAAGGAATAAAAGAATCAGATATTGCAGGACTGTAGTATACAGAAAACTGCATATATACATTATCTGGATTTGTAAAATCCATTTCTGCATTATTAATACTAAGCGGAACGGCAGTAGCAAATGCTGGTTGTGGATCAACTTCAGGTGTTGCCATAATGATTTCAATAACCCCTCTTGAAGTAGTTACATCTACTACAGGTACTAATACCGAGTTTAAATCAATAGTATAGTATCCAGTATTACCTATATTACCCGCCTGCACTGCATCTTTAAGAGGCATAGCATAAGTCTGATACTGATCATCTCTTCTATTAAACCCTACATTAGCACCTAATGCTACTAGGTCTGTGTTAGGATCTACAGCTTTAGTTTTAATCAGACCTGCTGTTTTTAAATATAGCCAGTTTAAAATATCCATGGTATAAATTTAAAATATTATTAATTATATATATGCAGCATGTTCAGTTATACGAACTCTGTCTATAAATGCTTCATCAGCAGCATTACTTAATTGAATAGCAAATAAAATGTAAAGCTGACCTAGGTCTACAGTTGAATTTTGTATAGTATTACCTGTATTACTTAAATCACTTGCAGATTGTGTTAATCCATTAAACATTGTAAATACAGTATCTATTTTTTTAACATCTCTAAAATTTCTTAAATAGGCATTTGCTGCTGCAGGTTGATTTGCACCTGTTGCTATTTTTACAAAAGTACCTGAAAAATCTGATGTATCTGATAAATATACTTGAGATTGAACATTTCCTAGTGCAGTAGTTCTATAACAACCCCAAGATAT